GTTATTAGAGTGAGTGATGGCGATACTATTGTAATCGCCGCCCCCTTTCTACCACTACCGCTCAAGCCCGAACTTGCTGTTAGAATCTACGGAGTCGACACACCGGAAAAAGGACACAGAGCTCAATGTCCACAAGAAGACCAGCGGGCGCAACTGGCGAGTAAATTTACAACTCAAGCCTTACAATCCCACCCAAAGCATCAAGTTATTATCTACGGATGGGATAAGTTTGGTGGCCGTATATTGGGAGATATCCTGGTAAACGGACAAAGCATTCGTCAAGGACTTATTACTAACGGCTTGGCTCGTGAATACTACGGTGACGCTAAACAAAGTTGGTGTAACTAATTTTACAAAGACGTTGTTCAAAGAAAAAGCCCACTTATGCGTGGGCTTTATCATATGCTCTCATAGCTAGTTGTCTAGCTAGCCATAATCTAAACTTTACATAGTCTGATAAGTCATCTTCGATAACCCTACCAAAATCGCGAGCCTTTAGATTACGACCAAATGTGATCTCATCATCAACAATGAGATCACTGTCTTCTAGGTCGAGTTTACTTAGCGGCTGGTGTAGCGGCTTTGGCGTCTGTTTTAGCTGGCTCTTTCTTAGCAGGTTCGCTTTTTGCAGGCTTCTTTTCGTCCTTCTTAACTTCTGCCTTAGCTGGCGCTGATGCGGCAGGTGCTGGAGTTGCAGGGGCCTTGGCTGGCTCTGCGGCAAATGCTGTCAATGCAAATGCTGATACGATAGTTGCGATAAGTGCTTTCATAATATTTCCTTAGGTTAAGGCAGAAATTCATCTGCTATATATACAACGCCTTAGCCCGCAAATAAGTTTACATAGGGCCAAAGAAAAAGCACCCGAAGGTGCTTTTCTTTTATAGTATAGGCTATGCCCGTATTATTATTTTATATTATTTCTTTGTGCTTTGATTAACAAAGCCGTACATTTTCTCAGCCGCTTCTAGAACCTTATCGATTCCTGGAAACTCTGGCATACCTACTGTAGTAATCAACTTGCCAGTCTTTTCATCTTTGGCAGTTGACATTTCCCAACCTTGGAACTTGTAGCTGTACTCTGCTTGGACAGCATCTTTAGCTAATGCTAGGATGTCTGCACGGATTTCGTATCCGTTTTTGTTGAATTTAACTTCTGGTAGTTTTGGTGTTTCGAATGACATAATAATCTCCTGTGTGTAATGTCTGTATTAACATAGATACTTCTTTTTCTCTATGTTACTATTATATATGCTTTTACGAATAAAAGCAACTACTTTCCGAACTTTTTTACTCGTTCTTTAATGATTTTAATCACTGGCTCAGCTAGAACAACCTCATAGTGATTATAGTCCACTTCTACTAGTTCCATATCCTCGTGATGCTTTTGACTAGCGATAGTAACTACACCATCGTTAGGCTCATGCATAAACGCACTTTGTCCCTTTACAGTAACAATGTTAGTCCAAGGATGCTGTATTTTGATATTTCTTGCCTGCTTCATAACCCACGAACTAGGACCGATGTCACGCATCAGTCTGCTGAATGGCAAGAAGTATTGAGCATAGTCTGCTACTTCAGCACCACCATATGGAGTGCTTAGGGTTACAGCACCCTTTACACTCATGGGCATTGTATTGGCTAAGTGTAAACTGTAGATGCCGCCCAAGCTATGGGCAATGAACACTATGTCAGTGTAGTTACTCAAAGTTGACTGCATGTCTTTTAGGTTGTTTTCAAAACCATTTCGACTGTCGTAGTTGATGTCAACACCCTTGCCCAACTTACTTCTAACATAGTTGAAGCTTTCGCTAGTGGCACTGGCGCCATGTATGTAAACTAGGGTCATAGCTTACTCCCAAGGTGTGGGATTGGGTATATCGCAAGGACCTTCAGCCGGCACTGTTCCGTAGTCTGCTGGAGTTATGATTTCCAAATACTCCATGTCCGGGCTGTAGTCGTACAAATAGTGTACAATGCCAGGACGTTGCTGTACGCAATCGCCTGCTTCGACTAGGTGTATTTTATCTTCGTACATGAACTTGGCCCAACCCTTTAGCATGTAAACGATTTGGAACTCTGCCACGTGAATATGCCAGCCTGTGCCTCCCGAATTCTCTGGGGGTAAATTGGCTTTGGTAATGTGTGCTAGGACACGCCCGTTAGTTGCATCTGCTACTCCGAGATCCTTGTATAGAAAAAAGTCGCGAAGTCCGCCACCCTTAAACTCTACTTCAGATCCTTTGACGTGTGAAAACTTTGTAGTCATTGCTACTCCTTCTGTGTGTGTTATTTATTACACCTTGCGGCGCAATATTTACTTAGATAGCATTAACGCTTTGGCTTCGTTGTACATGCCTGAGCGAGCCAATGCGGCCGCGGCACGAGCTTGACCAATGCTTATACTGATTTCGTAAAGTGCGTTTAAAAAGTTTTTCATAGATAAGATTCCTTTTGAGAATTGAATTGTCGGATGTAGTTTTCCAACTGTGCGGCATCGGTAATGCCTTTGTCTGCTAGATAGTGATCTAGACTTGATTGATAGCTAGATCCTGGGAACATTTCGCTTAAACGTTCTAGGATAGTCTGCATCTTTTCTGATAGATATTTCATTTTAGTCCTCTGTAAGTGTGTGTAGAGACTCATGGTTTCTACTGATGTATTTAGTCTAGTATATGTGCGACCGCACAAAAAGTCAACAGATTTGACTTTAACCAAACTATGTTGTATAATACACTTAGGGTAAATAATACTACAGGAAACACTAATATGAAAAGAAGAACACGCTCTATCTTAGAGGAACTCAATAGTTTAGGCAATAGCCGTAACACTGAGCTATTGATAGAAAACCGTGGTGCCAATATCATAGAGAGCGCAATCAATCTTATGGCTTTGATTAAACAGCAGTTTAACGAAGAAGAAAGCGCCGAACTAGAGCGCCGTTTCCTAAATGCTATCCGTACAGCAGATGCACGTAAGTTTAAGCGTGGCGTACTCAAAATACAAGAAAGCCGTAAAACTCCCCCATTAGAAGAATAATTTTAGTCTTTGGCTAAATAATATTACAAGGACCACAGAGGGTGGTCTAAAAACCATAAACGAGGAGATAATATTATGGCACAAATGGACTCAGCAAACATTGTAAACTGGAAAAAGTTTAGCAATGCAACAAGTGACGCAGGTCGTACACTTATCGTTAAAATCAGCAAGACAAACATGACTCACACAGAGCTTAATGCTTATGTTGATTATTTTACTACAGCACACGGTGCTGGCGGTACTGGTGACTCTGCTTTTACAGTAGCAGGTTTTGGTACAGCAGACGGTTCAGCTTTTGTTAGCGGAACTACAGACGTTGTATTCCTACGCTTGCAAGGCACAGGTGACTTTACAGATGGTACAGTTGAAGCCCTAACAGGTACACCAACTATCGATATCATTGCAGTATTTGCACCAGCTCTATAATCGACTTACCCTGGGATGGGAAGACTAAGCCCACTTTTATAGTGGGCTTTTTTACGACTGTTAAATACTGTCATGCAAAGATTCTCTATACTAACATTACTTGACGTCACTGAAACCAAACAATACAGAAAAGAACCTGGACGCGAGCTTGAGTGGCAACAGCAACAAAACTTTCAAATGTTATTGCAGGTAATAGGACTACGTGTCAATCCGTTATATAGACTTAGTCCACAAGTAGATGAAGTTAATCTAAAAGACTATCAGTTTGGCCATGCCTATAAGAATACTCACAGAGTATGGACTTTCAACTTTGAAATAGAATACGACGGCGGCTTTACAGATGCATTAGGCCGTGAAGAAGGCCTGCTAGTTGAAGACTTACATTTTGTACCTATGATAGTGGGCCTAACAGAAACTGCAGAACTGGCTATCTCTATGTTTGACACACAAGCCGGTCAATACCGAAACACCATAGTTTACTTGGAATGACTAAATACTAGCATAGGCAACTATCAATCACACATCACTAGGCCACAGTAATATACACAGTTCTGAGCGAACTTAACTTATTGGAGACGAGCCTAAGATGGCCACAGCAACAGCAAAAAAACCGCGAGTAGATACAGAAGCAGTATCTCAACTATCAGCATTACCCGAGCGAGTAGGCATAGTTGAAACTAAAGTAGAATCGATCAAAGAACAGATCAGCGACCTTAAAGCAGATGTTAAGGAAATGCACGACTGTCTAGACAACACACGCGACCTACTAGCAGACAAACTAGAAAAAATGCAGGAAGAATATCGTGCCAACAGCGGCAAGTATTTTGAACATGCAGATAAGCTACACGCAGAAGATCAAGAAGCACACAGCAAACTTGCAGGACGTATTGGCGAAATAGAAAAGCTCAAAAACAAATACACAATGTATGCTATGGTAGCACTGGCATTTGCCGCAGGTACTGGATGGTTAAACGCAACTAGTTTTCCACACGTCCTAAAGTTCCTAGGACTTTAAAAACTCCGCAGGCCTTTTAACACGCTAAATACAGTATGCTTATAAAAGAGTTTACTGATATTGTACGCGAGTTCAGCATTGACCATGCTGTGCAGTTTCACGACGAACTAAATCCCAAACTATTTGCCAACCAACAACTGATTCCAGAGATTAGACAAGGCCTACTTAAGATAGCCAAACACTTTGAAGAGTTCATTGGCGTTGAACTAGATGTAGTTGACATTACTATCAGTGGTAGTAATGCGGCTTATAGCTATACAAGTCACAGTGATATAGATCTACACATTATAGTGCAAGTGCCTGATACTGAAGAATACAAGCAGTTGCTCGATGCCAAGAAGAATGACTACAATGCTCGACATGACATTACAGTTAGGGATATACCTGTAGAACTATATGCACAAGATGTGGGACAAGATCATCACAGCGTAGGAATCTATAGTGTATTAAATGACGAGTGGGTATCACAAGCAGAACGAACCGATATAGACGTAGACAGTGAAGACGTACAGCGTAAATACACTAACTACAGAGATAGAGTAAAGTTAGTCTTAAAACAAGATGATCATGACATTGCTAAACACATGTGGGATGACATCAAACGTATGCGTAAGTCAGGATTAGAAAGTGCCGCAAGTGAGTTTAGCACAGAGAATCTAGTATACAAAATGCTACGTAACAAAAAATGGATTGAAAGACTACAGGATCATATGAATAACATCGTAGATAAAGATTTAAGTATTGAGGGCAGACAATGAGATTACAAGACATAGTAAACGAAGATGATAAACAACTAAATGAGTTTCTGCCAGCAGTTGCCGCCGGAGCGGCAAGAGTAGGCTCTGCGGTAGGCGGCGCACTGGCAAAAGGTGCTCAAGCTGTAGGCGGCGCAATAGGTAAAGCAGGAACAGGCGCTTTACAAACTGCCGCGGGTATGGCAGCGGCTATGCCAGCAACATCTAATGACCCAAAAATACAAAGTGCTATGATGGCACAACAACAAAAGCAACGCCTAGAACAGCGTAAAGCTATTCAAGATCAGATTACCGCTGTAACTAAACAGTTAACTGATCTACGCAGACAACTAACACAACTATAATGAAACTAAACGAACTTGTTAGAAGCCTTGATACTTGGACTAGCCGCGAAGAACGTGCTATCCTAGAAACTCTCAAGGGGTTAGTGTCTATGAAAACATTTGAAGAACACGAGCGTTTCATAATCGAGAGCCTAATCAGGAAAAGTCTTGTAATTAAAGTACAGGGCAACAATAATGAAACCTATATCTACCCAAACACATAAAATAATGGACTCAGAAAAGTTAGAAGCACAGATATATGACATGGCTGTGAGAAGTGGCATGTTTGTTCCCATCAATGCCCGATCTACCAAATATAAAAACTACATGATCGTCAGAGGTCCTGATGACATGTGGAATGTATTCCAAATGCCCCGTAAAATACTAATAGCAACAACCTACTTAAAAGTATCAGCATTTGCCATAGCAAAACTGCACGATAAGAAGTGGTCTACCCGAATTGATGACATTGAAAAAGAAGATAAACGTTTTCAAAAAAACTATATGGATTCAGTATTTTACAAAAACACCATGAAAGTAAGCAAAGATTATGTTACTAAAGACACAGCACTTTGGCGCTGGGAACTAGTCACAGAGCAAGTCAAGGATGCCAAGAGCCGAATAGACGGCATCTTCTATGCATCGCTGAGATAAATAAACTTAACAATACCATTTAGGAAGAACTAATATGCGAATTACAGAATTTCACCAAAAACCTACAGCAAAGGCTTTGAATGAAAGCGCGGCTCAGATGTTTGGCCAGAAGCTAAACTTAGACAGCTTTACGCTAGAGCAAATGCTCGACGCCCGCAACAAGCTACGAACAAAAGTTAGTCAGTTTGAAAGTGCATCTAACTATGATGCAGTTATCAACAACGAAAACTTTACTAAGAATAAAATGTTCTTAGATGTACTAAACACAGCCATTGAAGAGCGTGAAGCAAGTGCTCCACAGCTAACACAAATGGAATCATTAGTACTAGCCAAAGTAGAAGAAGGCCTAATCGCATTTGAAGATATTCCTCAAGAGCTACAAGAGAAGGCAGAGATCCGTGCCAAAATGGCAGGCTTAAAAGAAGATGTAATCACAGAAGGCGAAGAAGAAAAAGCCGAATTAATCATGGCCGCTCGCGACATGGTTGACCGCATTACAGGCTGGATGGAAGACACAGCAAATATGCAGGCCGAAGCAATGTTAGAACTAGTAGACTCTATAAGAGACGAAATGGGATCTGATTTAGCCATGGAATTTGAGTCAGTGGTGAAACCTTCACTGGCCACAATCTACACAGCACTAGAATCATCACGCCAGGCACTTACACAAAGCGTAGGCTTACTAACAGGTGAAAACGGTGGCGACATGATGGGTGCAGAACCAGGCATGGAAGTCGGCGGCGAAGAAGACATGTCTAATCCAGACGATGCTATGCCAGGCGAAGGAATGGGCGACGAACCAACTGATGAGTTTGCCGCAGATGCAACAGCCGCAGGTGGTGAAGAAGCCGCTGGTCGTATGACACGTGAAAGCCGAGAGTATGGTCGCAAACTAGCAACCTTACTAGCACCAAAAAAAAAGTAACAGAAGAAGTTAATCAACTTAATCTAGTATTAAAGCAACTCATCGGCAGGGCAGATCAAAAAGGTCGCCCTGCCGTTCTTACCTGGGATGAGGTAAATCGTTACATGCAAAATGTTGGCGATGAAGAGTTTACATATGACTCATTCAAACAGGCCTATGATAGCGATCCACTTACACAAGGCCTTACTCAACGCTTTGACCAAAACGGTGTAGAACTAAAAACCAAAGTAACCAAAACTGACACAGCACCAAGTGATGCTAAGTTAGATGGTTCGGGTGTAAGTCAAATGGCAAAACACGCTTTGAGGAAAGCCAGGGGTTGACACCCTTAGTTCTAGATGTTATTATAGCATATGACATTATTACAAGAACGATATACCTATACCAAACTGACTAGAGATGAATCATCGGGCAAGCGTTTATATGCAACGCCCGATGGACACAAGGTTCCGTCAGTAACCACAATCCTAGACAAAACAAAACCAGCAGAAAGCCGTATTGCACTAGCAAACTGGCGTAAAGCTGTAGGTGAAGCTAAGGCGCAACAGATTACCACTGAAGCGGCTAATCGTGGTACTAGGATGCACACCTACTTGGAAAACTATATTAAAGGTGAAACTTTAAAAGACACAGTAACTAATCCCTATGCACAACAAAGCCTAGTAATGGCCAAGAAGGTTATTGCAGAAGGCATGATTCATGTTGACGAAGTATGGGGCAGTGAAGTACCTTTATATTTTCCGGAACTGTATGCAGGCACTACAGACTGCGTGGGCATACACAAAGGTGAGCAAAGTATTCTAGACTTTAAACAAACTAACAAGCCTAAAAAGCGTGAGTTTATTGACGACTACTTTATTCAGTTAACTGCATATGCCATGGCTCATAACGAAGTACACGGAACTAACATACGTAAAGGTGTTATTTTAATGTGCGTTAAGCCAGAAGAAATTACACCCGGAGTTTGGTCGGATCCGCAATATCAGGAGTTTATTCTAGAATCTGCAGATTTTGATTATTGGACAGAACGCTGGTGTACACGGGTATCAGAGTACTATCGCCTAGCATAAATGGCATAAATACTCTATAATGGAGTGTTTACAATGGCCGTAGTCCAAATAAGTCGCGTACAAGTCCGAAGAGGGCGTAAAAATTCAGGAACAAGTGTTCCGCAGTTAGCCAGCGGAGAGATGGGCTGGGCTATCGATAGTCAAGAACTGTTCATCGGTAACGGATCAATACAAGAAGGATCGCCCTATGTAGGCAATACTAAGATTCTTACTGAGCATGATAACATTCTTGACCTAGCATTACAGTATGAGTACAAACGTACACTAGGAACTATTCAAACAGGTCCCACTGCTGGTACTCCTGTTCAACGTACATTCCAACAGCGTCTAGATGACACAGTTAGCACTAGAAGTTTTGGAGCAATTGGTGGCGGCTCTTATAATGTATCAACAGATATATACACATTTACCAATGACGATACTGCGGCTTTGCAACGTGCAATTGATGAGCTGTACATTAAAGGTGTTCCAGCAGGTGAGCATGTTTCTGAATCAAATAGAATTATAATAAACATCGAGCCCGGGATTTACAAAATTAGTGCAAGTATAAAAGTTCCTCCATTTGCTGTATTAAGAGGCGCGGGCAAGGATAAAACAGTTATTGTGCAAACTGCCAATGCCCCTGTATTTCAAACAGTTGGTAGTCCAACTGTTGGTGTTGTGGGATATGTTACTCTAGTTAACATGACCAATTCAAACCAACCAAAATTTATAGAAGTTAGCGGCATGACATTGAGAAGTACGCAGTCACTGGCTCCTGTTATGATTTTAGATTCTACAACAGATTCAAATTTTAACAATGTTAAATTTCAAAGCTCATTTGATCTAATAGACAGTACTAAAGTTGAAGCAGATTCATGTGTTCAGTTACGTGCAACTAGCGGAGTAATCACTAGTAAAGATAATATGTTTATCAATTGTGATTTTGTTAATGCCAGCTATGCCGTTAACAGTACCTTTGACATTATATCAAATACTTTTGACAATTGTTTATTTTATAATTTAGGTCAAGGCGTACTGTTTGGTCAATCTATCGATCAATACGCACCTGGCCAACAAGAAGGTCCACGAAGCAATTCGTTTTTAAATTCACGCTTTGATTTAATTAACGAACATGGGATTAATATTGTTGCCGGAAGAAATAACCTATCACAAGGTAACAAATACTTTAAAGTAGGCAACGATGGCGGCAATAGTTCAACAGCCGCATATAGCGTAATACATTTTGGACAAGGAAGTAACGTTAGTGATAACGATTATTTCCAACGTAGTGAAGAATTAACTAACAAAACAGGATTCCGTGATTATAGATACATTAGCGAAATTAGTGGTGTAGCTCATAGTAATCACAAATACAATTTACAGGTGTTAGTCCAAGCCAGTGCAATTAACAGTACGTTTGCTCGTTTACCAGGCAACGTTAGTTCAAGAATTAATTTGCACTATATCTATCGTAGTCAGAGTACTATGGTAGTACGTCAAGGTACACTATACATCACTGTTGACAAATTTAATAATGCTGTAAAACTAACTGACGAGTATGATATCACAGGTAATCCTGCAAGATTTGAAAGTCTATCATTTACTGCAACACTACAAGACCAGCCAGTATTGCCTGCAACAGTTGGAGACGGCAATGCAGAAACTGTTTATATAAAATATTCAAACAGTACAGGTATTGAATCTGGTTATATTAATTATTGGTACGAAATATTAAGTTAACCAATGTTTGATAAAAAGTTTGAAGATCGTCTCAGAGCATGGCACGACTTTAGAGTAGCATTATCTAACGACCCTAATCCAATACAGTCTGCAATAGACTTTTGGAACCAAGCTCCCGAAACTAGTCGCAACATAGATCCGTATGATCTCGCCACCTGGCCTGGCCCTTGGCAGATGATTGAAGAGAATGCCTATTGTGAATACACTCGAACATTAGCCATTGTATACACGTTACAATTAACTGATCGGTTTATAGATTGGCAACCTGTATTCAAAGTAGGCATTGACAAAAGTCAATCAAGACTGTATTATATGTGTATTATCAACGATAGTGTGCTAGGTGTTGATTTAGAAAAAAGTGTGCATATAACCCAAGTTCCAAAAAGTATACATATACAAAAGATCATAGAGCTTCCGACAACACACTAAATATTCAACACTTTGCAAGAGAGACTAATGACAACAATAACAGTAACAAAACGAAGTGGCCTAAAAGAGCCACTAACAATAGAAAAATGGCAGACACAGATTGCAAAGGTTTGTAGCGGTATAGCTGACGTAAGTCAGAGTATGATCGAAATCAAAGCCCAGCCACATTTTTATGACGGTATCACAACACAAGAGATTGACGAAATAACTCTACGTGCTATTGTGGACCTAATCGATGTAGAATCAAATCCCGATATTGGACACACCAACTATCAATATGTAGCAGGCAAACAACGACTGTCGATGCTACGTAAAGATGTCTATGGCAGTTATGAGCCTCCTCACCTTTATGAAATAGTTAAAAAGAATGTGGCTACCGGATTGTATACTCAAGAACTACTAACATGGTATACACAAGAAGATTGGAATAAAATGGATGACATGCTGGATCATGAGAAAGATGAAGAGTATGGATACGCCAGCATTGAACAACTAATCGAAAAGTACCTAGTGCGTAATCGCGCCACAAAGGAAATTTATGAAACACCTCAAGTACGTTACATTGTCGCAGCCGCTACAGTCTTCCACAAAGAAGAACCTAACACAGCTCGTATGCGATTTATCAAAGAATATTATCAGGCAGCTTCAGACGGTCTATTTACTCTCGCTACTCCTGTACTTGCTGGCCTGGGGACTCCTACCAAGCAGTTCTCAAGTTGCGTCCTCATCAGATCAGACGACGACCTAGACAGCATCTTTGCTTCAGGTGAGATGATGGCCAAGTATGCTAGCAAACGTGCAGGTATTGGTTTGGAGATTGGTCGCTTACGTCCATTAGGTAGTCCCATCAGAGGTGGGGAGATCATGCACACAGGTATGATACCTTTTTTAAAGAAATGGTTTGGAGACCTACGTAGTTGCAGTCAAGGAGGCATTCGTAATGCTAGTGCTACTGTATTCTATCCTATTTGGCATCATCAGTTTGATGACCTTATTGTGCTTAAGAACAACCAAGGAACAGAAGAAACCCGAGTCCGTCATATGGATTATGGGGTTGTGCTTAGTGCCTTCTTCTGGAGAAGATTTAAGAACAAAGAAAACATAACTTTCTTTGATCCAAACGAAGTTCCTGACTTGTATGAAGCATTTTATAAAAACACTGAACGTTTTGAAGAGCTGTATGTCAAGTACGAAAAGCGTAAAGATTTGCGTACAAAGACAATGTCAGCCGAAGAAGTATTCAAGTCAGGCATACTGAAAGAACGTACTGATACAGGACGTATCTATCTAGTGTTCATTGACAATGTGATGAACCAGGGTCCGTTCGACCCAGAGTACCATACTATCTATCAAAGTAACTTATGTTGTGAAATCCTACTGCCCACAAAATCTTTCAAACGTCTAGATGACGCTGAAGGTCGCATAGCGTTATGTACATTAGGATCTATCAACTGGGGAGCATTCCGGAATCCGGAAGACATGCGCCGTGCTTGCCGCATTTTACAACGTAGTCTATGCAACATACTTGACTATCAAGACTTCTTAAGTATACAGAGTAAACTAAGCAATGATGAGATTCAGCCATTGGGTATCGGCGTTACTAACTTGGCCTATTGGCATGCTAAACGTGGCATGAAGTACGGGGAGAAAGATGCCTTACAAGATGTTAAGGCATGGATGGAACATCAGGCCTATTATCTAACAGAAGCAACAGTTGAACTAGCCAAAGAACGTGGCGCTTGCTTACATAGTGAGAAGACACGCTACGGACAAGGCATCTTTCCTTGGGAGACACGTGCCAAAGGATCAAACGAACTTGCTGACTTTACACCTGAACTAGATTGGGAAACATTACGAGTTAATATGAAATTGCATGGAGTTAGAAATGCTACACTTATGGCTATTGCCCCTGTTGAAAGTTCTAGTGTTGTTATTAATAGCACTAATGGCATTGAAATGCCTATGTCGCTTATTTCAGTTAAGGAAAGCAAAGCAGGTTCCTTTGTCCAAGTTGTCCCTGAGTATCATAAACTCAAGAGCAAATATCAAATGATGTGGGATCAAAAGGACTGTGACGGTTATTTAAAAACTGCCGCAGTACTGGCCGCATACGTTGATCAAAGTATTAGTACTAACACATTTTACAATCCTGCACACTTTGCAGATCGTAAGGTGCCAACCACATTGATTGCAAAAAATCTAATGCAAGCTCACTATTGGGGATTGAAAACATTCTACTACAGCCTAATCAATAAAGCAGGTAGTAAGGCCAAAGAGGAACTTGTACAGAGTGTTGCACAAACTTATGTTGAAGTTGACTTTGAAGAAGAAGACTGCGAAGCCTGTAAACTATAATGTTAGAAACAATCTGTGACATAATGGTAGACGCTTATAAGCGTAACTGGATCACTAGTCGTGATGGTAATGTCAGCATACGACATCATGACCGTGATCACTTTTACATCACGCCCAGCGGTGTACGTAAACAAACACTACAGCCTGATCAGTTCAAGAAGATTGGTATTGAAACAGGCTACTACGATCAGCCACCGACTAGGTATCATGCTAGTGTAGAACTAGACTACACTGAGATTAGTAAGAACCTAAAGCCTAGTGGAGAACTTCCGTTACACTTTGGATTGCAAAAAGAAATGGGTCAGCATACAGGTGAGGTCCGTGTTGTAGTCCATGTACACCCGACCTACTGTATTGCGGCCATGCATGCCGGTATTGAACTTAGTACTATCAGTGAGTCTTTTCCAGAACTCAATCGATATACTAAGGTAGCACCTAATGTAGGAGATGTGGCTCCGATTAGTCAAGAACTTGCTGATCGTTGTCATGAGAATTTACAGCTAGATAAAGACGGAAATATTGCTTACGATATTGTAGGCATCAAAGGACACGGGGTGGTTGCTATTGACACAAGTCCATGGCGAGCATACGAACACATAGAAAGACTAGAACACATTTGCAAGATAGTACTTGCATCAGGAAAATATTAAATGAGCAAACAACAATATAACTTAAACACAAAGACAGACTATCTTAATCGTAAGATGTTTCTGGACCCAGCTGGCCCAGTTACTATTCAACGTTTTGAAGAAGTTAAGTACAAGAAGATTGCAGACTTTGAAGCAACTGCACGTGGCTTCTTTTGGCAACCAGAAGAGATTAGTCTTACTAAAGATAGTAACGACTTCAAAGATGCTAGTGATGCTGTTAAACACATCTTCACCAGTAACTTGCTACGTCAAACAGCATTAGATAGTTTACAAGGACGCGGCCCAAGCCAAATCTTTATGCCTGTGGTATCATTGCCTGAACTAGAAGCATTGATATATAACTGGACATTCTTTGAAACTAACATTCACTCAAAGAGCTACAGCCATATTATTCGTAACATCTATAACGTACCAAAGGATGTGTTCAACACTATCCACGACACTAAAGAAATTGTAGACATGGCATCGAGTGTTGGAGAACACTACGAAAGGTTACATCGAATTAACTGTATGAAAGAAATGGACGGATCAGTTAATGAGAAAGAACACATCAAAGCAATCTACATGGCGCTACATGCCAGCTATGCTTTAGAAGCGTTCCGCTTCATGGTATCGTTTGCTACAAGTTTAGCAATGGTAGAAAACAAAATCTTTATGGGCAATGGTAACATTATACAGTTGATCTTACAAGACGAACTACTGCATAAAGGTTGGACAGCTTATTTGATCAATCAAGTGGTTAAAGAAGACCCACGCTTTGCCGCTGCCAAAATAGAATGTGAACAAGAAGTATATGCACTATATATGGATGTTATTCGTGAAGAAAAAGATTGGGCTACATACTTGTTTAAGATGGGTCCAGTAATCGGGTTGAATGCAAACATCCTTCGTGACTTTGTAGACTACACCGCAGTTAGCGCACTAAAAGAGATTGGCATCAAGTATCAGGCCAGTGCTCCTAAGTCAACTCCTATTCCTTGGTTTAACAAGCACGTTGACACAAGCAAGAAACAAACTGCCTTACAAGAATCAGAATCAACAAACTATGTCATTGGTGTAATGAGCGAAACATTAGACTATGACGCATTGCCATCATTATAAGAGAAAGTATGATTACAGTATATTCAAAAAACAACTGTCCATTTTGTGACAGAGCAAAAGCACTATTAGAAAGCAAAGGTGTTCCATTTAAAGTGATTAAGATGGAAGACGCACCCGAAGCACGTGAGTTCCTTGTAGATCAAGGCCTACGTAGCGTTCCCCAGATTTTTAAAGACGGAGTTCTATTGCCGGGCGGCTTTCAAGGACTTGCAGACAAAGACGAAGCATTTTTTACTACATTAAAAGGTTAATATGATTATTGATAAAGGCGTTGTAATCGGTGAAGTTATTACATTCAAACTTACTAGCGGAGAAGAACTAGTAGCCAAGCTAGTCGATGATGGTCCTATGCATTATAGACTAAGTCGTCCTATGGTTATTGCTATGGGTCCAAATGGCCCGGGACTAATGCCTTACTTGTTTACAGTAAATCCCGACAAAGAAGTCAAACTATCCAAAGGTACTGTGACCGTTGCTGAAGTTACCGATGCTACATTTGCCAAGCAGTTCTTAGAACAAACTTCAGGCATAAAACTGGTATAAATATTGATATAGATTAGGAGAAGAATACATGTCCATAACTACAATAACAACAGTGTTACCGCCAGGAGGTACTGGTAGTGTTACTATAACTGATACTACTGCCGCGGCTATTATAGCACAGACTGCGGCTAATGAATTGTTATGGGGGAATGCGGGACTAATAATTCCAGGGTCTCCAATTGCAGTTATGAGTGCAACTCAAGGCACACTTTCAAATATTTTAGAGCAGTTACAATCAATGGACGATAGATTCAAAGCAATTGAAACACAGATAAGCGATGTGAATGGTCAAATGGAAAAATCCAGATCTGGACTAGCTACAATATCAACTCATATAGGCCAGCAAGCAACTATACAAAAATTAGCTTACTTAGATCAAACTAAACATAATGAATTCCAACAACAGACTACTAATGCAAGTCTAGCAGATGCAGGCAAACCACCAACAATAGTAACTCCAGCGGCTTTTATTGCAAAAGTTGAATCAACATTAAAAGAAGTAACAATGATAGATGCACAAACTACTATTGTAACATCAATTACAGAGTATGCTGGAAAAGCCATAACTACTGCCTATGATGTATCATTAGCCTGGGCGGTGCAAACCGAAATTGGCGGATGGATTGCTAAACAATATCTAAAAGCGAAAACGGCTATAAACAGTTTGTTCGTTGTTGAAAAAGCCCAAGAAGTTGTTCGCAAAACTAATCAAACCGCTTTGAATGTTAAAGGTGGCAATCCTACTACCTTAGGTTAACATATGCCAAGTGTAGCTAGACAAGACGTTGATGTCGCCAGTAATCAAAAATTAGTTGAAGGAGCACAGACAGTACTGGTCAATAACCATCCAATGGCATTGATTGGTTCGGCTAATGCCAAGGGCGCCACCGTTGTACGAGGATCAACAACAGTCGAAGCAGAATATCGACAAACTGCTCGTGTAGGTGATGCTATGTCAGACGGTGGTAACATAACTACCGGTAGTCTAAATGTATTTGCCTACAGCGGCGACTACTCGCACGAAGCTGTAAAGCGCACACTAACAATCCCAGAAGTCCGCGGACTTGCTACTAGCACAACTACAGCTAAAACTGACAGCGCCGCTGCCGCAGTTGGGCTTTCGAACAAGGGTGATGTACCAATTGAGTCATCAGTCGGCTTACCACCTGCGTCCAACACAACCCCATTAACTGATTGTGCAGAAGATAATTTAAGTCCCACAGATAAATTTTTAAAACTAAGCCGAACACTTGATCAATTGGCCTATGAAGCAGGCGCCGGTAAGTGGAAAGAAACTGGTAGCAATAATAAAATTATCAATTGTTATAAAAGTGTAGGATTCAATATCAACAGTGACAGCACTCCCTGGTGTGCAGGATTTGCAGGATGGGTATTAAAGATGTGTTGCTTACCTTCATTAAAAACTCTAAGTAGTTTGGCATACAAGGGATACGGAACTGCCGTACCATTAGGAGATCCGTCTAAGTGGAGATTAAATGACGTTGTTGTTTTTTCAAGAACCGGTGGTGGCCACATTGGATTTTTTAGAGGCTATAATCCCACAACAGGTGCAGTAAAGATATTAGGCGGTAATCAATCGGATAACTTAACCGAAACAAATTTTGGTGCACCTTGGCCAAAACAAATTGTCTATGTGGGTAGAAGTTGGCAACTACCGACAGAATATAATGTAGCAGTTACAACATCGGGCACCGGCGGTGCAAATATTAAGGTTGTATAGTTGACATCTAGAAATATAGACTGTATAATACAGTTATGAAAATATATTTAGACATGGATGATGTAGTAGCAGATTGGTTACCACATGCACAAGAAATACTTAAAATGCGTTGGGATGATCGTGCAGGCGAACGCATACCGCAAGCGGATTGGGATAAGCTCAAAGAAGACTTGCGTTTCTATGCAAACTTGCCATTAAAACCGGGTGCCCACGAACTAGTTGACTATTGTAAATCAGCAGTATCAAAAGGACTAGCAGATCGTGTTACCTTCCTAACAGCATTACCACATGATTACAGCGGACAGTATGCAAGTTGGGACAAGTGCTGGTGGGCTAACAAACACTTTCCAGGCATACCTGTATTCTTTGGACCGTTTAGTCATGACAAATATCGTCATTGCAAACCGGGCGATATCCTAATTGATGACAGACATAGCAACTGTAGCGAATGGATTGCCGCAGGCGGAAAATCGCATATCTACACCACATGGGAGGCGTGTAAGCCGTGGTTACAAAACACACTTGGCGACTCTGGGCAAAAGCCCTAGGTGAAAAATCAGGCACAACAGATGCCGAAGCAGACCGTATAGCAGTTATTAGGACTGCTATCGTTCTCTGCTACGTTATTACCAACTTGTTTATTATTGCAGGTGTGGTTCGACACTGGTAAATACAATACGGAGACTTATTATGATTACAATTACAGAAAACGCAAACGCAGAAATTGAAAAACTTCTAGTGGAAAATGAGGAGCCATTTCTACGAATAGCTATTCAAGGTGGTGGTTGTAGCGGATTTAGCTATGCATTTGACTTTGATCAAACTAAAAATGAAGATGATTTTGAGTTTGGAAAAGTCATCGTTGACTCTATGAGCGCACAGTATCTCCAAGGTGCTACATTAGACTTTACTGAAGATCTAATGGGTACGAATTTTAGCATTGATAATCCAAATGCACAGACCAAGTGCGGATGTGGAAGTAGCTTCTCAGTATGACCATGCACTTTATTAAGTATCTTAAAGAGGATGCTGACGGCAGAGAACTAGTTCAAAGCAAATTAAAGTTTGATAAGAACGAGTTAGATCCTGTTATGAGTGAAGCAACTCTTAACTATCACTTTGACGGTTTGGCCGCAAAGTATTTTGAAAGATACAATAAAGGTGAAGGTGACTCAAAGTTTAACTACGGCGGCGCAGTACTGCATAACTTGTTCTTTGCAGGACTTACTCCTGCAAGAGCCGCAAACAAGCCCGCAGGCGATAGTGCAGAACTTATCGATGCGGCCTATGGTAGCTTTGACAAGTTTAAAGAAGCAGTAGAAAAAGAATTTATGGCCGCGCAAGGATCAAATTGGATTTACATGGATCCAGGTGGCAAGTTACATACAATACATAATCACGAATACACAAAGGGCATGACTATTGCTCTATTGATAGATGCATGGGAACATGCGTGGGCATTAGACTATCAACAAAATAAAGCCAAGTATTTAGAAAATATTTGGCGAATTATCGATTGGTCAGTCGTAAATGACCGATTACAAGGAAGATAAAATGGCATACAGCGATAAAGTAATAGACCACTATGAGAATCCGCGTAATGTGGGATCATTTGGTAAAGATGAAGACGGCATTGGTACAGGTATGGTCGGAGCTCCTGCTTGCGGAGACGTAATGAAATTACAGATAAAGGTGGACAATGATACAGGTATTATTACAGATGCAAAATTTAAAACGTATGGCTGCGGATCGGCTATCGCGAGCTCGAGCCTCGTTACAGAGTGGGTCAAGGGTATGCACATCGACAAAGCCAGTGAGCTTAAAAATTCCGAAATTGCCGAAGAACTAGCCCTACCGCCAGTTAAGATCCATTGTTCAATTCTTGCCGAAGACGCAATAAAAGCCGCAGTAGCAGACTATAAGGCCAAACAGCATGATATCGTTAACTGATCACGCGGCAGTAAAAGTTCAACGCCAGTTAGAGCGTAGGGGCAAAGGGCTCGGATTGAGAGTCGGCGTAAGAACCACCGGATGTAGTGGATTGGCTTATGTACTCGAGTATGTTGATAACGTAAATCCAGAAGATGAATGTTTTGAATCAAAGGGCTGTAAGTTATTCGTTGATCCAAAGAGTCTTGCCTATGTATCAGGACTAGAAGTAGATTGGGTTCGCAATGGACTCAATGAGGGTTTTGAATTTGCCAACCCAAATGAACGCGATCGTTGCGGGTGTGGTGAGTCGTTTCGCGTCTAAACCAAAAAAGTTGACAAGTTAGTAAAAAGCCTATATAATAGTGCTTATGTGTTTAACTTTTGGAGAAATATTTTGAGTATGCATTTGGAAGGTCCGTGGCTAAGTACCACAGGCAAAAAGAAAGGCAAAAAGAAGTTTGCTTCAGCCGAGGCAAAACGAAAGGCAGAACAATTGGATGAATCGTGGAAAGACCTGCTCAAAAGGCAAGGTATAGAGTTAGAGGAAAAGAAACGTAAACGAGCAATGGCATCAACAGAGCTATTGAGCACCAAATACTCGTTAACTATTCCTCAAGGGCGTAATACTACTGCCCATATTAAAAGTGTAGATACTGGTCTGGGTAATGCTACCCTTAAACCAGCCAAGGTTTATACTGGTACCAAAGTAAAGGGTATTGCAACCATGCATAAAAGCAATGCAGTGCCTGTTTTCTCAGACGAGGAAGCCATTGATATCAGCAAAATGCGTAGATAACTCAGTGGGATTCTGAGCTAACTACTTAACCCGCCCAAGAAAAGTTATGAATTTTTTGGGAACAGGAAGTTTTATAGTTTTTTAACTTCCTATGTGCTATTGCTTTTGGCGCATTAACTAAAAGGAGAAACTTATGGAAAAATCCATACGTATGTTTGTACTAGGTTTGAGTTTGTTGTTGACTGCTATTTTTGTGCAGACTATTACACAGACCAAATTGGCTAAGTTAGATCAAACGGCATTATTTGTCACTAACGATGTAGTCACTATTAAAGATCGAGAGCGTCAGCTAGACTGTCTTGCTCGTAATATATACCATGAAGCGGGTCACGAGCCCTTTGAAGGTAAGGTAGCTGTAGCACAGGTAACTATGAACCGTGCCAGTGATTCAAGATTTCCAAGTGATGTTTGTGGAGTTGTCTTCCAAAAGAACATCTTTATGGAAAAAGTAGTTTGTCAGTTCAGTTGGTACTGCGATAGCGCAGTCAAACTAAGACCAGTGAACGGACCAGCTTATAAAGAGAGCTATGAAGTAGCCAAAAAAGTTCTGCTAGAAGGATTTAGACTTGACATCCTAAAAAATGCCATGTACTATCATGCAGATTATGTAAATCCAAGATGGGGCAAACCAAAGATTGGACAAATTGGTCGTCACATATTTTATAGGGATCTTTGATTATGGAAAAGTTTTTAGTACAGTTTGATAAGTTTGTAACAGGAATGAAAACATTCTTTGCAGAGCAGTTTAGCCATATCAGTGCAGAAGCAATCGGTTGGGTAGCCGTGCTAGTTTTGCATTGTGCAACAGTCCCAACTTGGATTGCTGTGATGAAAGGGCTAACTGACAAAATGCCGGGAGTGGATATCATTCTTATGGTTTGGACAGCTCTAGTATTACTGTTCATCAAAGCCATTTTGAACAAAGATATGCTCAATATCATTACTATTGGTTTGGGCTTTGCGCTACAGGCCACTTTAATGGCGCTGATCTTTATCAAATAAATTTGAATAGCCAAAAGCACTTGACACCTCCTTCGGGAGGTGTTATACTATGTACATAGTGAAAACTATATTTTTTAACACACACATGAGGCTTATATGACAGGCATTTTAACTAAGGCACTTTTGGTAGCAGGCATCGTTTCGTTGACTGCATGTTCTTCGTTGTCCCCTATTGAGGAACGCAAAACGTTTGCTCAACCTGATTGGTACAAAAACTGTGCCCAGGCAGGTACTGAAGGTTGGTTCTGGTGGGAAAAAGAATATGCGTATGCTTGTGGCGCAGGCGAATCCGCTTACTTGCAGGCCGCTGAAGAACAGATGTATGCTGTGGCTATGAATAACTTTGCCAAACGCATTAACGGTAAAGTCAACTCAGAAACTGAGATTGCTATCATCAACGACAAGAAGACAACCAAAACTGTGATCAGTTACAAAGTTGCAGATACTGCTATTCGCAAGCACTTGCAACGTGATATGGGTCAGTTTACAATGAGTGGGAAACACTACACCTTTGTACGTTTGAAGATCCAAAAGAATGACTTTGATCAGTTGATTGCTGAAGCCAAAGGTAACTAAGATGATCAAGGCTATTACATTAATAGCAGTGGTCTTTTTAGTAGGGTGCTCAAGTGTGCCACAGTCTACTAGGATAGGCAGTAACCAATATTGCTACACTAGTCAGACTGTGCAGACTGTAAACAAAGAATCTGTTAATAGCACTACTACAGTTAAATGCTCAGATGATCCGGTAGAACAGTATGTTCCGGCAAAAATGGGCATCGCCAAAGATTGTACTGAAAGCTATATCACAATGAATTTAGGTGGACGAACTGTCCGGGAGAAATTGTATGTTTGTAAGAAACACAATGGCACGTTTACTGTTGTTGACTCTAATACTTTCCGTTAGTACAGCCCATGCTGTTACTACTATACCTTTGAGTGCAACTGCTGGCGTTAGAACTGACTATAACGAACCTGCAAATTTTATTGCTATACTTGGCAATATATATAAACAGGCCAGTGGCTCATTATCTAGTGAAGATCGAAAACAACATATCAAAACTGTTATTTTTGCGGCAAGCCATTTAGAAACTGGCGCAGTAGCAGAGTGGACTAACCCGTCTAATGCTACCGCAGGGCGTGTAAAAGTAGTAATGACTAAACCTGTACAAGGCGGATATTGTCGCATGTTGTTTACACAAGTAGAAAAAGACAATACCATAAGGGACTACACTGAATGGGCCTGCAAAACAATAGATAGTAAGTTTTGGACATTCAGTGAGCGATAAATACTACTTATGACATTTTCAATTTTACTAGCTCTCTCAGGATTAACATTAAGTGCGGTAGCAATCTATTATTCAGTGATAGGACTAACGTCAATATTTGCGGCCGCATTTTGGCCTATTGTCGTTATGGGTACTACTTTAGAAGTATCTAAACTAGTGGCCGCAAGTTGGTTAAAAGCATATTGGACCCGCATACCAAAGCTAATGAAAGCCTACATGAGCATAGCCGTTGTTGTATTAATGGTTATTACCTCTATGGGTATCTTTGGATTCCTATCAAAGGCACACTTAGATCAAAATATTGTCAGTGGCGATGTTCAAGGTAAGATTGCCATATATGATGAAAAAATTAAAACAGAAAAAGAGAACATAGATGCTAATCGCAAAGCACTCAAACAGATGGATGAGGCTGTGGATCAAGTTATGGGTCGCAGTCAAGACGAAAAGGGCGCGGAAAAAGCCGTTACCATTCGAAGAGCCCAGCAGAAAGAACGTAGTCGCATCGCTCAAGACATTGCAGAAAGCCAAAAAAGAATCTCAACACTTAACGAAGAACGGGCGCCCATCGCGGCCGAAGTCCGTAAAGTTGAGGCAGAGGTTGGGCCTATAAAATATATTGCCGCACTAATCTACGGCGATAATCCAGATGCCAATCTTTTAGAAAAAGCAGTGACATGGGTTATCATGGTCATTGTAGCAGTATTCGACCCACTTGCTGTGCTAATGTTGTTAGCGAGCCAAATGACTTGGGGCTGGAGGAAAGAAAATGCGGAGGGTGACAGCCCAGTAGGTCCGGTTGTTGATATAGTCTCCCCGTCAACCACTGTCACAGAATCTAGTAACGATCCTGCATACGAGCAAGATGACGGTCCATTGACTGATGCACAAATTGAGCAGATAAAAGAAATCGCCAAGGATGAGTTGCCCAATGGAGAAGTTATTACCAAGAGCGAACTACTTCCAGAAATAAAAGCAGAATGGCCTTTTCCAGGTTACCACGTAACCAACACAGATAATCCAATTGATTTTCCAAAAGCGGATCCAATACTAGTTGAAACTGTAGACAGCACAATGCCAGTCGCTGATATCGACGCATGGAACAAGATGATTGAAGCCGCAGAAGCTGAAGTTGCTAAGGAAAAAGAGTCTACATTACAAGAGCGTCTAGCCACAGGCGAAACATATATAGACGGCAACGGCGAAGAAGTAAATCTTCTTGAAGGATATGAGTTTCCAGAGAATCCAGTGGCTGGAGATGAATTTAAAAAACTGTCGACAACTGAAGAATCTAGAGAGTACATCTTTAACGGCGACCAATGGGTTAATACAGAGACTTCAGATACTGACGCACTACTTCAGATACTTGCTCAGGTAGAAGAATCTAAAAAAAAGACCTACATAGTCAAGGAAGACAATCAACAAGTCAAGAAGATAGTGGAATAGACTATGTTCAAAATAGCGAGCAAAGTGAACGAACACTTTGGCAACGAATCCAAGATAAAAAATTAAATGCAGAATAGCATAAAAATAATCACACCACCTGATTTGATATTTGATCAAACAGAATCAATGTTGTTAGTATGTCCTAGCACAGAGCTAAAGAAATCTCTAGAAGATTACCTAGCTACACACGATGATGCAGTCAATATCTATTTGTTCAGTAATGAAACGGATATTAAATGGTTACTGATTACTGCAAGGATGACTGACGTTATTATCATAGACATTGATAACTGCGGGTCTAATGTTAGCCACTTTCTAGGCTACCTTTTGACTCTACCTAATACATATTATAAGTGTGAGCACATGCAGGTGCAATGGGACTTGTTAAATCAAAATAGATTTTTTGATTTTCCAAATATAAAAAAGGACTCAAATGAGAGAGAATCAGTACAATAAGTTTATAGGTAATACGGTTTTTGTAAAAGACGGAGAGCCTATTGAACGGGCATTGCGTAAGTTTAAAAAGAAAGTACAAGACAGTGGATTACTAAACGATCTACGTGCTCGTGAATTTTATGAAAAACCAACTACTGAGCGCAAACGTAAAAAATCTGCCGCAAAGAATCGTTGGCAAAAAGAGTTGGCTAAACAAGCACTTCCTAAGAAAATGTATTAATATGAATCATCAAGAAAAAGAAGTAATGGACATTCTCCAAGAAGAATGTGCAGAAGTTATTCAAGCTGTTAGTAAGATTAGCCGTTTTGGACTTGATAATTTTAAACCCGGAAAACCTAAAACTAACAGACAACACCTAGAAGAAGAACTAGGCGACATGCTAGCAATGATTGACATCCTACAACGTATGGATATTGTTAGCTGGACAAATATTGAAGCCGCACAAGTAGCTAAGATTGAGAAGCTAAAGTTATGGTCAAATATTGAAAATCTCGAGACACACTGAGATAAATAAATTTGTAGGATGCCGTAGAGGGTTCTACAAACGGGCATGGCGCCCAAACTAAATCTTGCTTAATTTAAGGAGAATATTATGAGCAAAGTCATCGGTATCGATTTAGGTACAACAAATTCATGCGTATCCATTATTGAAAATGGAGTCACAAAGGTAATCGAAAACAGCGAAGGCGCACGTACTACACCTAGTATTGTTGCATACGCTAACAACGAAATCCTAGTAGGCGCAAGCGCAAAGCGTCAAGCAGTAACAAATCCCAAAAATACAATCTATGCGGCAAAGCGTTTAATTGGACGTAAGTTTGATGAACAGGCTGTGCAAAAAGACATCGACTTGATGCCTTATTCTATTGTCAAAGCCGACAACGGTGATGCATGGGTTGAAGTAAATGGCGACAAACTAGCACCTCCACAGATTTCTGCAGAAGTGCTACGTAAAATGAAAAAGACAGCGGAGGATTATCTTGGTACAACAGTTACTCAAGCAGTTATCACAGTACCGGCTTACTTTAACGACAGCCAAAGACAGGCTACTAAAGACGCTGGAAAAATCGCAGGCTTGGAAGTACTTCGTATTATTAACGAGCCTACTGCGGCAGCTCTTGCTTATGGTGTTGATAAAGCTGATAAAAGAGACAGGAAAATTGCTGTTTACGATCTTGGTGGTGGTACATTCGACGTATCAATCATTGAAATTGCAAATGTGGAAGGCGATAAACAAATCGAAGTACTGAGCACTAACGGAGATACATTTCTAGGTGGTGAAGACTTTGATCAACGCATCATGGACTTTTTAGTAGATGAGTTCAAGAAAGAAAGTGGAGTTGATCTTAAGAATGACATCCTTTCTCTACAACGTCTAAAAGAAGCCGCTGAAAAAGCCAAGATTGAACTGTCAAGCAGTGCCAGTACTAGTGTTAACTTGCCATACATCACAGCAGATGCAAGTGGCCCAAAACACATGAACATTACTATCAGCCGCAGTAAACTAGAAAGTCTAGTTGAAGAACTGATTCAGCGTTCAGTTGGCCCATGCCAAACTGCTATTAAAGATGCAGGTGTTAGCATTGCAGACATCGACGAAGTTATTCTTGTTGGTGGTATGACACGTATGCCTAAAGTACAGGAAACAGTAGAGAAACTATTCGGTAAGGCTCCACGTAAAGATGTCAACCCAGACGAAGCAGTTGCGGCGGGTGCGGCCATTCAAGGTGCTGTGCTAGCAGGTGACCGTAATGACGTGCTGTTGCTTGACGTAACACCTCTATCATTAGGCATTGAAACAATGGGCGGAGTGTTCGCCAAGTTGATTCAAAAGAACACAACTATCCCAACCAAGCACAGTCAAGTGTTTTCAACAGCAGAAGATAACCAACCTGCGGTAACTATTAAAGTTAGCCAAGGTGAACGTGAACTTGCACAGTACAACAAACTACTAGGCGAGTTTAACTTAGAAGGTATTGCACCTGCTCGCCGTGGCGCTCCACAGATTGAAGTCACACTTGATATCGACGCAAACGGTATTCTTAACGTAAGTGCCAAGGATAAAAACACTGGCAAAGAAAATAAGATCACTATCAAAGCCAACAGTGGACTAAGCGATGCAGAGATCCAACAGATGGTACAAGATGCCGAAGCCAATGCCGAAGAAGATAAGAAGACTGTGGAACTAGTGACTGCACGTAATGGAGCAGAAGCACAAGTTCACGAAGTCCGTAAGGATCTAGAAGAACATAAAGACAAGTTAACAGCTGAACAAGTAACTGCTATCGAAGCGGCCGCTACAGAAGTTGACGAAGCAGTCAAGGGCACAGACAAAGAAGCTATCACGCAGAAAGTCAGTGACTTGTTTGCCGCGGCACAGCCATTAATGGAAGCCAAAGCACAACCTCAGCCACAAACAGGTGAACCAGAAACTGTTAATGCTGAGTTTAAAGAAACTGTTTAATAAACAGTAACGTGGGGTGCTCGGGTGAGGCCCCACAGTCATTCTTGCTTAATTAAGGAGAAAATATAATGACACAACTAAGAACTATCGACACGGCGGCTCTTGCCCATCTAAGTAGAGCACTAATTGGTTTTGATCGTATTTTTAGCGATGCCGAAAATCGAAATCAAACTAACAACTATCCTCCATTTAATCTTGTTAAACATAGTGAAAGTAACTTTGAGATAGAACTTGCAGTTGCAGGTTTTAACAAAGCGGAAATCACTGTAGAGATTGATCAGGATCAGTTGATCATCCGTGGACAGAAAGTAGCAGACGACTCTAAAGAATACCTACATCGTGGACTGGCCGCTCGTGACTTTGAAAAGTCATGGACACTAGCAGATCACATGGAAGTGGACGAAGTGGAGTTGACAAACGGTATATTAAGTGTTAAAATAACACGTATGATACCTGAAGCACTTAAACCACGTTTGATTGCCATTAAGGGTTAATCGTTAACC